GGTGATTGTGGAGCATTATTGTTTTCTGCTGACTCCGCATTTAAACAGGTTAAGCTTTTAGGATTTCATGTAGCGGGTGACGGTATCAATATTGGTAGTGCAGTTGCTCTCTTTTCTGAAAATATAGATAAGATTTTCTCCCACTTTAAGGAAGATCATATTGACGTACCATTTGAAGTGGAACATATTGATAAGACTAAAGTTCATGAACAAATGGGTGTTTTCGAAAGTAGGTTTAATATAGTCAAAAACGTTGAAAGATTACCTGTACCCACAGAAAATAAAATTATCAAAACTCCTTTGTATAATAAATGGCATATTAGTAATTATATGCCAACAATATTATATAAGAAAGATGGTGTGGATCCATGGCTTAATGCCAGGGCTAACTACAGTGGAACTTACAAGTGTTTTGATCTCGGATTATTGCGTGCATGCACACACTCTTACATTAATGTAATGCACAAGCGTAGCATGCATCATAACGATCCCTGGAAGCCTAGAGTTTATACGTTTGAGGAGGCCATTAAAGGAATCGAGGGTCACTACAAATCCATACCTCGCAAAACGTCACCGGGTTATCCTTTCTGTTTGAAAAATCCCGGTAATGGTAAAAAGGATCTTTTTGGTTCAGGTGATGAGTATGATCTAAATACAACAGATTGCAAACAACTGCGTAAAATTATCGACGATAATATAGCTAAGATGAAGAATAAGATCAGACCTAAATTTTATTATGCTGATTTCCTTAAAGCCGAGCGCAGAAAGATAAGTAAGGTCCTTGCAGGGAAAAATAGACTTTTCTCAGCTAGTCCGATAGATTTTTTAACGCTCGTTCGAATGTACTTTGGTGATTTTACTCGCTGGTGTATTCAAAATAGAGTTAGTAATGGTATGGCTGTAGGTGTAAATCCATTTGGTGTTGAGTGGGATCAAATTGTTCGTAAGCTTAAAGCCGTTAGTGATATGATCATATGTGGTGATTATGCCCATTATGACGCATCACTATTGACTAGTTTACTTTATGAATGTCTCGTTGTTGTAGAATCTTTTTATTATAATTCTACACAGGAAGAACGTGATGTTAGGAGAGTACTCTATGAAGATATTGTTAACTCTATACATATTGCTACCTTTACGGAAGACAACACACAATCTTATGCTTATGAGTGGATTGGTTCAAACTCATCTGGAAACCCATTAACAACTTTTGTTAACTGTATATGTAATCTTATATTGATACGGTATTGTGTATGTAGATTATACTATAGAATGGATGAAAGTCCTCGGTTGAAATATCCTGCTATTATGCCAGATTTTGAAATGATTGAATCTGAATTAAGTATGGTTGTTTATGGTGATGATAATATTATGTCTATAGGAGGCAACTTAATTGGATTTGTTAACCAAACTACACTAACTAAAGCTATGATGAATATTGGTTTTACCTACACTCCCGAAGATAAATCAGATGCAGAATATCTGTTCCGACCTATTGAAGAATGCACGTTTCTGAAGTGTAGTTTTAAATATAATAAAACTGTTGGTAGATATGTTGCGCCACAGATGTTAGAATCTATTTTGGATATGCCTTATTGGACCACTAGTAATAATGGTGAACCTATGTCCGTAGAAAACACTGTGCAATTATTGTTGGATAAACTTTCCTTATGGGGACCTGATATATTTGCTAAATATAGTGTGAATATTTTAAATGCTGCTGCCACTGAACTTAATTATTATCCTGTACGTCAGGATTATAAATCATGCTTGCAATATATTTGCTCGTATGAAGCTTACTTTCTCTAAGTGGAAAGTACGTCTGAAATGACGTTAAACTAGTTGTGTGACAATAGGTCACACAACCGTCCGAAATGACGATAAACTAGTTTTGCGACTGGTGGTCGCAAAACCGTCTGAAATGACGATAAACTACTCGGTGTGTAGAGATTCTTTCCACTTACACATATTTAAATTATAGTCTAGTAATTTATCTTAAATAGTATAATTATGATCTGTATCTTAATAAAATTATTCAGCATAATAAAGATATTTGCATATTATATTATAGA